GCAACTGCTGCCGTTGTTGCTGCTGCCCCTGCTGCATTTGAAACCACAGTTGCCGCAGACGTTCCCGAAATGGTTGCTGTAATGTCTGCGGCAACCCCTGTTCTTGTCCAGGAGTTAGTAATTACACTAGATTGTATGCCGCCACTATATGTTCTTACACAAGCAATTCCAACTGTATAGCTATTCTCGACAGGTACACCTAACCATGTATAACTTCTTTTATCCCCATTAACCATGACATTTGCCAATGATGCTAGTGTTGGCGTTGTAGTTCCTGACTCAATATAAAGTATAAAATTATCAGCTTTTAGGGTTCCATCGGTATAAGCCCAATTAACTGTAATATCAGTTAATCCAGCACTTGTGGCTGTGGATGCTGTTATTGTGCCGATAGTTGGTGCTGCCCCATTAGGTGCTCCCACAGATGTAAAATTAGCTAGGTTATTGGCAACACCAGTACGTACCCAAGAATTTACAATAGCCCCATGCTCATAGCCTATTACAGACGTTCTGCCTGCAACTATACCTACACGGTAGCTATTCTCGACAGGAATACCTAGAAATGTATACGTTCTCACATTGCCACTAACAATGGTAAACGCAGGGTCAGTAACACTAGGGTCAGTAACACCTGGTAAGGCATAAAAGGCAAAACTCTCTGCTTTTAATGTCCCTTGGGTATAAGTCCAAGTTAAAGTAATATCCACTAATCCAGCAGCAGATACAGCAGAAGCAGTAATAGCCCCTATCACTGGTTGATTACTTGGTGCGCCTTCGGTACGGAAATTAACCATATTAATAGAAGACGTAGAACCAAATACACCTGCTGTAGCTGATACGGGATACCAAGTAGAGAAATTCCCAGAAGTATCTACTGCCCTACCCCAAAAATATCCTGATTGTCCTGGAACTAAGTCAGGAAAACTTGTACTTGTTCCGGTTATTTCAATTACCTTAGTGGCTAAAGCCCTATTATCTGTAGTTGGTGTGAACCATATTTCAGTTAACTTATAGTCACTATCTGTTGGGTTTACCCAAGAAAGAGCTACTGTATCAAAACCAGTAGTAGAGGTTAATGCGCTTATAGGCCCCGTAGCAGTAGTATCCCCTGTTAAAGATACATTAACTTGGGCTGAAAAAGCACTATGTTGGTCTACTAAATTTGCGCGTACAATTGCTCTATATACTACAGGTACAGCCACAGTTCCCCTAAGTACATTAGGGACGGTTAAGAAATTACTAGAACATTCTATATAGTTAAATTGTGTCTCTCCAAGGGAAAAATTAAGATAACCAAAAGTATATCCAGAAACTTGACCTATATTAGCATCCCAAGTAATCTGTAAATCAGATACTATTTCCCCTGTAGGTTGTGTATGTGTTGTTGAAGCTATGCTCAATCCTGTAGGGACATCTGGGGTTGTAAATACTACAGAAGCTCCGCCTTCTACTGTGGTAATTAGGATTGCATTTGACCAATTAAGAGTACCATTATTGTAATTATCTGTTATAGCAACTTTAACATACCAAGAGGCATAACCAGAAGCAGTAGCAGTGATATTATTAACAGCCGGGCCTTTAAAGAACCAAGATGCCCTATCAGAGGGGTCAAAGGTAGACACAGACCCTACTGCAATTATAGCTTCTATACCATCAGAAGGTAGAACATATGTCGGGTCATTAACTGTAATTATTTTATCAAAGCCAGTAATTACAAGTCCTGTTAAAGCAGCTGGAGCTGGGTTACTGAATACAGCCCCTATAGGCAAACTTACATTACCCACAACATCTCTAGAATAAATATCTACCCTAAAACTTCTAGGCAGCACACTATAACCAAAATCATTGAAAATAACTTTATTAGGGTATGTAGCAGTTCCGCCTTTATCATGAGAAGCATGGGTATCATACGGAATAACATAACTATTATGTATAACTATACCAGTATCATCACTAACAACAGCTATATAATCTTTTAATCTATCTACTTTAGTATCATTAGCGGCATCATAATCCCATATTATAGATAAATCCGCTTCTGCGAATACAGTTCCAGTAGTTCCTGTAACGTATAAATTTGTAGGTGGTAATAGTGTGGATGCTGGGGAGAGTCTATAAGTATATGTTAAATACACTGGTAGAGACTTCCTTCCACCAAACCCTACTGCTTGTAAACTAATATCATATACAGAAGGAAGTACATCTACAAACTCATAAAAGTTAGCTTTTATTCCTGGAAAATATACATAATCAGTAGCTCCTTTACGTACCCCAAGAATAAAGCTAGTCGCATATTCATTTATATCCCAGGAAATTACTATAGAAGACCTAATTAATACTCCATCAGTTCTATGATGCTCTGTTACAGTTAAACCAGTTGGGGGAGGTATTCTAGTTAGAATCTCTGTATAAGCAGATGGGTTAGCTATAATACCAAATTCAACCTCATCATACTTAGAAGGTTCATAGAATAAACCTGTTAATGTATAAATACCCCTTGAACTTTCTACTATCGAGCTTATTTTATACTGGCTAGGGACAATCGTACCTATTTTGTAAATATAATACTCATGGTTAGTATAATCTTCTGTAGATACCCCTGCAAAAGTAACTGTGGTATATGTTCCTGTTCCTTCTAACAAGGTAACTTCATCAATACCTGTATAGGCAACATTATTAACCCCAAGTACCCAGCCTGTCCCAGTTAATTCAACTGGAGAGTCTAATACAATACTTCCGCCAGAGTTACTAACTATACGCCCAGCTTTAAATTCAGTCTCTTGGCTAATAAAATCATTATCCATGACAGAGACTACATCCCCAACAGATAAATCTACTATATTCAAACTCATAGCAAAAGTTATCTGGTTTGTTTGGTGTAGTGAAGTATATAATACCCATTTAGCTAAACGTCTAGCTCCACTTTCACTGACTATACCATAAGCAACTAAATCGACAGAATTTACACCATATTTAGCTATCCCAGAGGCTGAAAATTCTGTAATAACCCTTGGAAGATACAGGTTAGACATTTCACTAAAAGTTACATTAACTGAAGTGGCTCTAGTAGAACTATTAGTAGAGGAATAACTAAATAAACCCTCAATTACATTTGAATTAGTTATTATTTTAACTGGTGAAGATGGGCGATCTTGTATAACAGTTATTAAATTACCTGCCATAGCTATATTAGCTCGCATGGTAGAAGCAACTGCATGAAGTAATTGCCAGGCATCTTGCTGTGTTTGTATTACCGCATTGAAAGTGTATCTACGTTCTAACGCTCCTGACGGAGTTATACCATCACCTAATGTAGTACCGTCAGGAACTAAACCGTCATTATAAACTGCACATTCGTAGAAAGCCCACTTGTCTACTTCAACAGTAGTATTAAGGTAACTATCTACTCCATATCTAGGATTAGTAATAAGGTCATATAATACCCAAGCAGGATTATCTGTCCATTCATATTTAAAAGTTCCATTCCAATTTCCAGTGTACGTAGCTAAAATAGGGTCATAATTAACTGGTACTTGTATAATTAAACCTTTAACATCATAACCCCTAGAAGGTACGGAGTTTCCTACTGACTCTGCTGTTACAGTTATTCCTACTACAGCAGTATTAGGGTAAGTTAATTTACTTTCAACAATCTGAACATAAGCAGCAAAATAAAGTAAATCCCGTATAGCACTACTGGTAGCTATCGGAGTTATTCTACGTATTTGGAAATCCCAACTTGCCGCTGGAGCATATACTTTATGGCTTATCTCGTAAGAACTTACGGCTTTACCTTTAACAGTATGCCGTAATACTTCTGACCATGTACCATTAGCAGGACGTGTATCAATAGCATACTCAACAGCATAACCATTTAAATCCCCATTAGTTATATTTTGTTCTGATAAACCATTAGGGAATCTTAAAGTAATACTTATTGCATCTACATTAGTGTTAAGTACATGTTCCCATTTAGGTATAAGCACAGTTATTAACGCTTGAGTACTTGTTCCTACAGCTTTTATAGAATCAAATCCAGGTATAACAGTTTGATCGGGCAAACCTAGTCGTATATCTGCGTAGACATTTTGGAAATTATTTGTACCGTCTAGGTTTTGAACCCTATTTTGATTAAAGTAAACTCCTTGTAAAGATGCAGGAAGCCTTCCTACAACATATACACCAGTTTCTATTGAATTAACGGATGCCCCTGGAGAAGCCAAAGAAGCCATAAATACAAATGTACGCCCTGCTGTTGTAGTAGAGGTATGTATTGTAGCATTATCTCGTTTATAGGTTATAGTTGTGCCGACATATTCAACTGAGAAAATTGTTTTATCATCGTGGGTAGCTGCGCTTGTAGCTACTACAGCCCCATTCTCATAAATAGACCAAGTAGAATCAACTTCTGTTTTAATTCCAAAAGCTATATTAGCTTTATCTATACTACTGGTATTAGAGCTTAAACCGCAAACCATATCTTTAGTAGGGGTATTAAATCTCCATCTAACTACACTACTCCCATAGAGAAGTTCTTGTGTATAACATCCAACATCATAAGTTGTAGTAGTAGCTTGCGGGTTTTTTGTAGAACTATTTAAAGTAGTAAGAGCACCTCCAATAGAAGTTAAAGTAGAAGTCCCTAGACTAAATATATTTCCTGTGGCGCTACTTGTTCCTCCAACTATACCTACTATTGGCCCTTCTGAGATAATTTCAAGTATACTAGCTATTGTACTAGCTTGTAGGGTATTAGCAGCTTCAACTGCTGTTCTAGCTGCGCCTGCTCCTTTATCTCCCCCACCATTATGTACTCTTATCCAATTTCCACCTTCACCTACAAAATAAGTGTGTTGAGGAGAAATTTCTAAGTTATATACTATGTAATCTTCTGGTAAAGAGTCGAATGGTGTTATAACTATAGAGGTTATTTGGACTTCATTTCCATGTATATTTACAAGAGAATCCCCAATAGCAAATGTTTTAGCTTGGGAGTGTTCATTAGTAAGTACATTATACAAAGCATGATTACCTGTACAATCGGGTAAGTAGTAATTATTTATACCTTCACTAACATAGAAAGTATAAATATCCTCTTGATTAATATTATTCTTATCATGGGAAAATATTTTTGTAACTAAGCCATGATCTAAGTTACCATACTTATCATACGCTATAACCATATCATTGGGTCGGATATGTTGTATCGCGGTAGCTCCTTTAGTAGTACGTACTAAGGTATTATACGCAAAACAACCCCCGCCACCAGAACCATAGATTGTATCATCTATGTAGGTAATATGTTCGTCACTGTAGTCAGTAGTGTCATCGTACTCAGTGTTATAATATTTTGACATTATATTTGCTCTATTACAAGTCCAGCGGATATAACCACTGAACCAGCTAAATGTCGGCCATATACTAAAGGTACTGGGCCACCTTGTTCTACAACATTCACAGGGCCATTAAAAAGGAAAGAAGGTTTCTGTGCAGTTGGTTCTGCCGTTTTATAATCACTATTCGTAGGTGTTGTTGCTAATAAAGACATAGCTACTACAGCAATACCTCCTACAATTAAACCAGCCCCAAGAGCTATTATGGGAACACCAACGCCTATCCAAATAAGTAAAATACCTACAATTATTAAAACAACCCCTAATATAACTGCACCTATTTTCCCTGCCCCATGTATAGCCGGAAAAATATGTATTTCAGTCTCTTGTAGGTTTAAGTCAATTTCTTGCTCAGTGATAAACGTATCTTTTTTAATAGCAGTATCTTTCTGGCTTACTCTTTTACCTTTAGTAATATGCCATAAACCTGATTTAATAGTTTCTTTAAACGCTGGGCCTAAGTTCATGCATAACCCGTTAATTATATCCCTAACAGAGTTGCCATATAGGGTTATAGTATCTTTTCCATACGTATTACCAAGACTGCCATGTAGATTAATATTATAAGCTATGTCCATGTTATCCCCTGAATTCTAAAATTAGTTTAATATGTTTTTTCCACTTATCTACTGTATCTATGCAAGAAACTCTATTATATAAATGGTGCATGAAGGTAGTAGAATCTAGGGCTATTCCAATATGGTTTACTAAATTGGAGCCTAAAGTTAATAGTATAATGTCTCCTCGTTTAGTAATACTAGGTTTCTCAGTACATCTACAATCTTGGAAATGGTTATATATATACATAGCATCCCATTCTTGCCAATCTTCGGGTCTAGGATGCAGTCCAATATCTATGTTATTTTCCAAACGGAAAAAATCTCTAGCTAAGGTAAAGCAGTCAAATACATTAGAAATATACTCTCTCCCAAGAAGAGGGACTATTTCTTTTGTATTGAACCAAAGAATTGATGTAACATTACTTCCATCACAATGTACTATACCATAAGGTATGGCCGAGTTTTCTGCGCTAACCATATCTGAATATGAGGGTATTCGTGGGTCTGTGCTATAACGGTGTTGGCAATGTGAATGTATAATTGCATCTGCTGTACTATACAAAGCACTATCTTGTTCGCTAAAACGGAAGTTATCTATAGGATTATCGGCTATATTTTCTACTGGTATGAAAAGTCCTTCAATGATAACACCGCACATTTCCTGCGGGTAACATGATATTGCAT